ATGCGCTACCAACTACGCTACGCGAGCGACTTTAAAAACTTTAGAGACAGCTTCCTGAGGCTGCTATCCCAAACTATAGTGGTAGGCTGTGTTTAGGCCTCTAGAAGATGATGACTTCCACCATTAGTATTAGCAGCAACATACACCTTTGTATGTTCCATACCACCACATATATCAGGTATATCAAATCCTACAATACTCTTAAATTTATTATAGCATAGCATACGAATATTTTTGGGTATTTTATTTCCATCAACTGTTAATTGATTTATATCAGCCTTTATATATTTCAGAAATGTTTTACAATCTTGACGACCGGAATAAGGTATTGTAATAACTTCCTCTATTTTTGAACGAATAATCGTCCAACTACTCGCCATCTTCCCATGAACTACAGAGGCTTGTTGATATCCAAGTTTATCTTGTAACATCGTAAGTGTTGAAGCAAAAATAGAAATTCCTCCAAAGAGCCATGCTATCTGAAATCCATTAATAGTAATTCCACCAGCAATTACATTACTAACACCAGCAAGAGCTGTTAGACAATTAATAGAAACCATAAATTCTTTTGATCGTTTCGCGTATAAATCATGTGTTTCTGTGTGCATCCATTCAAAACATTTGGCATTATCACACCAATTTGCTAATAATTTATCAATATTTGAGTCCCATATGATATTACCTTCTTCAACTTCACTCATTATCTAAATAACTAGCAGATATTTTTATAAATAGAAGACTACATTGGAATCCGAGGAGTCTCGCCCGCCAAACATTGCTGTGTAAGAGTGTTCATCATCTTAAGATCATACACACCAGCAAAGTGAACTAGGAAATCACCAGGTACCCATAGTGGCTCGCCAGGAAGTCCCCGTAGATAGGCATTAAATACCTTATGCTTATTTGTTACCTCAATCATTGCTGTATCAGTGGGCACCGTCTGATATAGTGTAATAATCGCGGCATTTTCCCACCAGATATGATAAGTAAACTGCGTCAGTTTATTAACACGCTTCCAGAAGTCACGTGCCCAAGCAGTATTACGAAAGAGGATATTGCCAGCATTAATATGCCCACATGAATCATTTGTTAAAAGAAAGTCCTTCCCCTCAGGTAAAAGGGGAAGAATATGATCTTCAATACGAAGTTCGGGATTTGTAATGAGAACATCCGCATCACTCTGCCAAATAATAGCATTTTCAGGAAGCTTTGAGCAGACATCAAGAAGAAAGGCAATCTTTGACCAAGAAATAGGTCTCTTTCTATCCCAATAAAGTTCACCACCCTTGATAAAGTTATAACCATGCTTTGCAGCATAGGTGACCTTTGAATCAATGCACTTCTGAAGAGCCTTTGTGTAATCAGCACCAATCACAAGGGTTGTAATAGTAATAGGCGTATCTGAACTCATTTATCTGTGTTAGAGGGATTTGTTTAGACTGACAGAAAATTTGATTTTCCGTGGAGCCTACATACTAAGTCCAAATGTGCTTCTTCCGTATGTGTAGTATGGATGCTGCTAAGATGAATAGCGTATCTGTTCCGCAGCCTGCTTCGGCGCCGCAAAGCATAGTAAAGACTCCTGTCCCTGTCCCTGTCCCTGCTCCTGCCCCTGCCCCTGCCCCTGCTCCGCAAAGCGAAGTAAAGACACCTGCGGCTACGGCTGCGCCTGCTCCGCAAAGCGAGGTAAAGACCCCTGCGCCACTCACTGTCACGTGTACTCCTGATGTTCCTCAGAGCGAGGCTGTCATTCCTGATAACCAAGATGCCGACGAGGACGACGAGGACGACGAGGACGACGATGACGAGGACGACGAGGATGACGAGGATGACGAGTACGAGGACATGGACGATGAGGACAATCCTACACTAGAATCATTTACTCAGCGGGTATGTGTGCTTCAGCGCTCAAATGGCGAGGAGATTCGCATGACTGCTACTGAGCGTGATGATGTTATCAACATTACTCTAGGTGATGTGGAGCTAAGCCTATCAGATTTCAAGAGTATGTTGGCGGATGTAACAGATGAAGATCAGCTATATGAGCTTGAGAATGAGCGCCGGCATGAGATGAATAAGCTAGTAAACTATACTCTAGTTGTTCTTATCATTCTACTATGTATTGTCTTTGTTGCACTACTAAAGTCAAAGGTATGTGTTTAGTCTAACAAGTTCACTATATCCTGGACATTGTTCCTCACTAACATAAGTATAATTCCAAGACTTATGAACTCCAAATGCTCTAGGAGAATATACAGTTTCTATAGAAAATTCTCTTGCTTCCTCAAAAGATGGCTTATATACATCTACAACACCCATAGCAAATGAAAAAAACATATCCTCTCCATAAGGAGCAGGATATTTAGCCTTTAAGGCAATTTCAAGCATTTTTGACTTTCTGCGCAATGATAGTCCACCATTTCCAACACTCCAATTATGCCAACCATATTTTCTACCATTGTGCCATGGTGCCCCAACATAATCATACTTTATAAATTTATATATATAATCTTTATAAAGTGATGATATCATTGTATCTGTCTGAAATACTAGGAATACTTCTGTGGGTATCTGTCGTATAAAGTCAGGTCTTACCATAAGTGCCGAATAATCATATGGATGTAAATTATCAACATCCAGCTTTATAATACTGATTCTATCTGCCTCTTTTATAGTCTTAAGAAGCTCCTTTAACCAATCTACATTTTTATTACCACAGTAAACTATTATATTCCAACGTGAATCAAGATTATCTAGAAAATTATTTAAAACAAAGAAGAGGGCTGGATGTTGTCTGGGCTCTACAATAATAGCAGTGTATTCTGACATTATTAGGTTTATTAGGAGTATGTTTATACCGTTTAATACCGAATAAAATTGAAAAGTCGCGCAGGCCTATAAATAAGTCCCGCATACTAAGCAATGGAATACGTACGTGTCGTCACACCAGATGAGCCTCGTCCTCAGCCTCCTGCCGACCCTGCTCTTGTCACAGGCTACAGTCCAGACCGTTTTCAAGCCTTTGCCATAGAAGCAATTGAGGCCGGCGACAATGTACTTGTAACAGCAAAGACTGGGAGCGGCAAGACATTTGTCGGCGAATATCAGATTGCTGCTTCTCTCCGTCGCGGCGGCCGAGTCTTCTACACAACTCCCATCAAGTCCCTGAGTAATCAGAAGTTCCATGATCTCAAGACTCTCTTCCCCCAAGCATCTGTCGGCATCATGACGGGAGATATCAAGTTCCGCCCTGATGCGCAAATTATTATTATGACCACCGAGATTCTGCGTAATCTCTTATTCAAGCGCGGTACTCTTACAGAGCACGTCGGCCTTACAGCGACATTATCGCTGGATGGGCTAGATGCCGTAGTCTTTGACGAGGTTCACTATATTAATGACAAGGATCGTGGACATGTCTGGGAGGAGACGCTGATGTTGTTACCGCCTTCTATCAAACTTATCCTTCTCTCAGCAACTCTTTCATCACCCCAAATCTTTGCCGAGTGGCTTGGGCGTAGCAAGCAGCGCAAGGTTTGGCTAATTAGCACGCTGTGGCGTGCTGTGCCTCTTGAACATTGTGTAATAGGGTCTATACCCCATGGGGGTCATGTATCAGGAGCACTAAAGCCCTTAGTAATCATGGACGCAAAGGAGAGCTTCAATGCCGATACTTATCGCGCATGGCTCGCCACACGTCGTGGAGATGTGCTAGCCCATGATAAATTCAAGCAGACTGTTCGCGATGCCCGCCGTGGTGGTGTTGAGGGCCCTATATCAGGCAAGACGCGGCCAAAGGCATTTGAGCATGAGCTAAATGAGTGTGTGAATTGGCTGCGCGATTCTCATCAACTCCCAGCAATTGCCTTTGTCTTCTCGCGCGCCGGTTGCGAGACACTTGCCAGCAAGGTAACTAGCACATTCCTAGATACTTCAGACACTGCCGCAGTGGCACATATCTGGGATTTCCATCTGAATCGCTACAAGTCTATGTTAGAGAAGAGTCCACAGGCTCATAGACTGCGTGAGCTGGCTCTGAGAGGTATTGCCTTTCACCATAGTGGCCTCTTGCCCTTCTTGAAGGAGATTCTGGAGATTCTCTTCAGCAAGGGATATATCAAGCTGCTCTTTGCCACAGAGACCTTTGCCGTGGGTATTAATATGCCGACGAAGACTGTGATCTTCACTGCTCTTGAGAAATACACTGATGGAACTATGCGTCCCCTTAATAGCGCCGAGTATATCCAGATGGCCGGACGGGCTGGGCGGCGCGGGAAGGATGATCGTGGCCTTGTCTTATATGTGCCGCAGCGCGAACCTCTAGACTTGCTTGATATGCGATCAATGCTCACAGGAAAGTCTGCTTCTTTCGGATCGCGAATGAACTTCGGATATGATTTCATTATGAAGATCTTGAACGGGGGTCAGAAGGGGCTAGTTCAAGGTAGTTACTGGTGGGCTCTTGAAGAACAAGAGGCTCGTCGTGCTGGTGATGAAGTTGCTCGCTTAACGGCTGATGCCGACACACTAGTGTTAACAGAAGCCGAACGAGAGACATGCCAAGAGAAAGCAGATATTGAACATAAGATTGCTTCTTCACAGAATGCGAAGAAGAAGCAGGCGCTACGCGAATTTGAGACATGGAAGGCAGAACACAAGGATTCTGTTTGGAACCCCATTTATGAGCGATTCTTGAAGAAGCGGCATGCCGAGGATCAGGTGTCTCAAGCAAGCAGGTACCACACCGAGTGTCTATCACACCGTTCACATACCACTCTTCCTGAGGTATCTTTAAGACTAAACGTTCTATCGGAATTTGGATACGTAGTTGTGGACGAGGGTTCTGAAAATCTAACAGATTCTGGTCTATTGGCATCTGAAATAAATGAGGGTCATCCATTTCTAATGACCGAGATGTTCCTTCGTATTAGTCGTAATAAGTCTATAGGCTTGAAGGAGATTATTTCAACCCTTGCCGTCTTCCTTGGAGAGTGTAAGAATGATGTGGTGCGCCTACATGGTTATCCACTGATTGATGATATATATACCGATGCTGTGCGGGGTATGGCCATTGAGAAACGTCATGGGTTGAGCAATGCCGACTATTGGATGTTAAATGATGAATGGGTACAGCCGATTACATCTTGGCTTGAGGGTGAGCATAGCCTAGCAAGTCTGGCAGCAGAGTTTGGTGTCTTTGAGGGAAATATCCAGAAGGCGCTGATGAAGCTAGCAGGTCTTCTGGAAGAGTTTCAAGCCTTGGCGACACTTGCCAAGGATGTTGAAATGTTAAAGGTATTGGAAAATGGGCGGGGGTTGATCTTACGAGATCTCATTCTTGCGGAGAGCTTGTATCTGCGCCTCTAACGTCTGGTCTTGCGGCTTTTGCGGCTTTTGCGGCTTTTGCGGCTTTTGCGACTCTTGCGTCTGCGGCCTCCAGCCTGGGGCGCAGGCGCAGCGGGCGGCGCGTTCATAGGGGGCGCCGCCGCGTTCATAGGAGCAGCAGCATTCATAGCTTCAGTGGCAGCCTCGGCAGCTTGGGCGGCAGTGGCAGCATTTGTAGCAGCCTTCTTAGCAGCAGCATTAGCGGCATTAGCGGCAACAATTATTTTGCGTCTGCTGGCATTTGTAAAACCAGTATATGTATTCCACCATGGGCGCTCAGCGCGAACCTTGGCAGTTAGAGCATTTTCCGCAGACGCAACAGGCGCAGCAGCCACAGCCGCAGGCACAGGCGCCCCAGGCACAACAGGTTTAGAACCAGAAGCTCCCATATCTATTATAATCATACAAAAAAGACTCTCTATCCTTTCACATATAAGGACGAATGCCAAGAGCAACGGCACGAATCAGTGGCGGCGGAACAGCATTTCCAACCTGTGTAACCTTCTCCTTTTTACTCCCACGAAGCTCAAAATTCGCAGGAAATCCCTGAATCTGCTTCAACTCGTCGGGTAAGAGGGTGCGGGCATACGCAGTTCCATCAGGCTTTACTAGACCAACTAGCAGTCGGGGCTGATGATCATATGTACAGATAATAGTCTTAGAAGGAGCATTAAGATCAATAATCTCTGAGTGAATGGGGCTAATACGCTTAGAGCATGAAAGAAGATTGGCACCAGCCTTTAGCACTACAAATGGATGGGGCTGCCCATCAGGGACTGTATCTTGTGTAATAGGGAGTGCGTACATACCAAAGTCCTCAGGCACAGTCGGTAGCTGATGTGCGCCCTCCATGGATGCCGTAACAAAGGAGCGAAGGCGAGGCATGGTTTGTTGCCGCCCCTCTGCTGAGACAGCAGCCCACATGCTTGTCCCATCAAATGGCGAAACAGTGCGAGTATTCCATCCAATCATGATAATCCGCTTACGCTTTTGCGGAACCCCAAACTGAACAGTCTCAAATACCCGATAATCCATGTTATAATCAATCGCCCTGAAGGCTGCCATTACGACATCAAGCATAGATGGATCGTGTTCCCCAGGACCAGAAGCCATTGTTGCCAGGCCAGTCACATTCTCACCAATGACAAACTTTGGGCGAATAATACGAGTGGCACGAACAAATTGCTGGTACATCTGATTCCGCGGATCTGCCGCATTTTTCTTGCCTGCTCGGCTGAATCCCTGACACGGAAAGCCGGCAAAGATAAGATCAGCGCCTACGTAATGCTGAAATACCGAATCAGGAAGCTTCGTGATGTCTGTGGTACCATTATGATGTAAGAGGACCGAGTCTGGAAAATTTGCCTCATGAGTCTGAATAGCAGCCTTATTGAACTCATTGAAGGCAATCACATTGAAACCAGCTTGCTGGAGGCCGAGGGTATCACCGCCGCATCCTGAGAAGAGTGAAATGGCTGTAGGCATTTGTGAACTACTAGTGCAGTTGGAAGTGCAGTCAATTTTTTAGGCAAATCTTTCAAATAAATCTGGGTATATATGGGCAATAAGAAGAACAAATAGAATTATAAAACTATATGTGGCAACGGCTCGTGTTACGGAGCCATCAATTACATAATGGTGTATCAATGTTTCCACCAATCCCCATATACCTATCCACCAAAGCACAATTATAAAAGCAATAAAAAGTATATGCATTTAACATTAGGTGTGAAATTATAGGCTGGGCTGGGAAACCCTGAATACCATCTTCTCCTTCCAGCGCGGCATATTCTTATCATGATACCATGAAATTCGCACATCCTTGCTTGAGATATCAGACTCTCTGACCGTGATTATACGCTTCCAGTCGGGTACCCAAACCTTTGAGCGATCTTCCATCTTCTCAATAATAATCCCGTTCACTTGCGTGAGTTTCTGCTCACTAATCACCTTCAGAAAGAAGAGATCACGCGTAAATGCCTTTGCTTGTTTCTGTCTGCGATTCAGCTCACCCACAAGCTCGGCAGTCGGCCCAGGGATTCGTACACCATTTAACAAACCTTTAATAATACGCTGATTTACTAAATCGGCATATCGCCGAAGAGGAGATGTAGCATAGGCATAGGCATCTTTTCCAAGCCCATAATGATTTGTATCAGCATCGGTGGCCAAACAATACTCGGCAGCCTCAAAAGCTAGAAACATCAGCTCAGTATGATTAATTTGCCGAATCATCTCCAAACGATGCTCAGCTGGTGCCGTATGTCTGCGTAGAATTCCTAGCCCAGCATTGCGAAGAATATTCCCAATATACTGATTGTAGAGAATCATAAGCGCCTGTACCCATGTATGACTATCATCTACAACACCACCAAACTTCACGGCAATGTCGCAAAGCACTGCCATTTCAGGAATATTACTAAAATTTGCCTCCTCATATGTAAATGACCTATGTGTTTTGCTAGATGACTCATATAATTTGTAATCCTTTACCTCTACTCCATCCCATGTAAATTCCAAGCTAAGAGTTGGCTTATACTCACCAGGTAAGAGTGACGCGGAACTCTCGGATATAGCGCGCGGAAACATGGGGGCAAGAGCCTCGCCTGAATCTGAGTAAAAGGTGGTTGAGCGCTTACGGGCAAATACATCCAGTTGAGAATCTTCCGTGATCCACGAAGCCACGTCAGCGATATTAATAGATACCCTCCAGTCATTACCGTGTTCCACAATAGTAAAGGTATCATCCACATCCTTACAACCACTGGGATCAATATTGAATGTAAATCCATGTATATGAGGCTTGAGATCTGGACTCTCAGTTAACGGAGCTGGATGATTACGTAGCCCCTTATTACTGTCATAGGCATATGTGTTCAACAAGATGCTACGCTCACTTAGCACTGTAGGCGGACCAAATGTCTGGATAAGATTCCCTTTTGCTAATACGTGCGGTTCATTCTTTATAGCAGGCAGTGTCTCAACAATCGCGTGAACATTTGTGCTGAGATCGCGCATAGAACAGCCCACGGCCATTGGGGAGAATCGCTTATCATATGGAATGAAGCGAAAGATAGGGACACCGCGGCTAGTCAAGCCGTACCGAACCTTTGATGTAAGCTCAAGTGTTCCAGCAAGCCAGGCCATGGGGGACTTGTTTATTATATAGAGGACGAGTTCAATTTTTCAGCCCCAGCTAAAAATTGAAGCGGCGCGCCCGTTGAAAAACAAGTCAGCATGGTATTCGCATATGAAAGAATTACAAATGGCGATGTTAAAATGTTCAAGTGTCCTCATTGTGATTTTGTGAAGAAGAATCAGTCTACTGTCCATATGCACATAGTAGCAAAGCATTCAGGTACTCATAAGCACAAGTGTAAGGATTGTACTTTTGAGACTTCTTTCCCACAGACGCTGGATAATCACATAGCTGCCAGACATCCTGAGCGTCTGAAGGAAGTTCCCAAGGAGTTTGAGTGTATTGAGTGTGACTTCAAGAGTCAGAAGAAGGCCGGTCTTCGCAGTCATTATTTGCTAAAGCATCTAGCGACTGAGGTTACTAAGATTCTCGGAAAGACCGAGGAGGGTCATTGTCAGTGTACGCACTGCGGCACACTATTCAAGAGCAAGCCGGCATTTATTTATCATACTCCATCCTGCCTTCCTGATCATATTATTAAGCAAAAGGCTGTGAAGGATGTTCTTGGTTTGTAATGCCATTGCCATTGCCATTGCCACTGGCATAACCTCCTTTTTGCTTTACCACAGTGTCATTACCACGCACTTCTAGCCTTTGAACAGCAAGTACAAACTGATATACGTGGTATCCTAGTGCGCTAAATGATAGCATTGCTAGGAGCTCAAAAGCCCAGCGTGGAGTGTCATAGGCATTTTTACCAATATATATGAGTAAAGGAGCCACGAAGAATACATGTATAATATTAACCCATACTGAAAGAGAGTTTGCTCTCCATTTTATGATAACCTTGTATAGCTGATAGATTAGCAAGACAATGCCAAGACCTAGAAGTGCCTGATAGACCCATGGTGGAGCTAGGCCACGCATGAAAGCCACGTAGAAGAGCAAGGGAAATACTACGAAAATGTGAAATATGTTAAGACCTATGTGCGATGAGCTTTGATTCGCCGCTTTCATTTCTCTTAGATGTTTATAAAAACCAACGAGTCAACATTGCCTCTGCGTGTTCTAGGGCACCTTCTATCCATGCCTGGCGAGTACTATAGCTTTCGCCACACACATATACTGGCATGTTTAGAGGGCGCATAATGGCCTTAGATTTCTCATAAGGGTCGTATAATCCAGGAAGCCAATATGTACATCCATCAGACCAAGGATGTGTCTTGAATATTAGCGGAGCTGGTATATTATATTTGGGTAAAAGGGCACGGAGTTCTCTTATAATATTATCTTGGGCTTTTCCAGATTTATCCCATTTGCCAATAATATGGGTATCGTCGGAATCTGTGTAAGAGGTCATTATAACACCTGTTTTTGAATTCACAGGTATAATAAACCGTAATGGACTATCTGTCACCATCTTCGGAAGACCTTCAAACCATACCTTGCCTTTTACTTTTGGAAATACTCCATATGTACGTGTAAGAGGTTCCATGGCAAGGTGTTTTAGGGTGGGTAATTTACTGAAAGGTGTAATGTTTTTCAAGGCCTCGGAGTGAAGAGCAAGGATTACAGAGTTTGCTGTTAAATATGTAGGTGTAGACTTCTTAGATGTAAAATATGCCTTGACAGGCTGAGAATTTGATATGCCATTCAAACGATGGCCTAGGAGAAACTTTACACCCTTATCTTCCAGCTCTTGGGCCATGGCAGTGATTAGTGTTCCTAAGCCCTCTTTTACAACCACAAAGGTATTTGTTCCGCTCATCTCGCATTTAAAACTCTTCAATGCTAGATCGGCTCGGAGTGTTATCACCTCAGCTCTATAAGAAAAGTGTGCCAGCATAGACTCTGTTTTTTTTGGTCCATATACCTTTTCCATTATATCACGAATTGTATGTGTTGCCAAAATACTCGGGGACAGCATGGAGAGTGTATCAACTAGCATGCTAGATATTGCCGGCCATGTATTTTCATATTGTTCACCTGATGTTCCAACCCAGCGTTCATTGTTTTGAATAGGAATTGTTGTTAGCCCATATTTCTTAATATATGAAAGAATCATCTTGTGTGATGTATTAATACGACCAGCGCCGGATTCCCAGTGAAGTTTTGTACCAGGTGTATATGTAAATATGCGTCCTCCTACATAATCATATGCCTCAGCAATAGCTATGCGAAGTTTGGGGCGTAGGTTTACAATACGCATAGCGCAATGTAAACCAGCAATTCCAGCACCTACAATTAGGATGTCATAGTCCATACTTATTTAGTATGTAGTGCCATTTTAATCCACTCAACAACCTTTGTTGAATCACTCATTTGTACTGGGCCTGTTAGTCGTTTATTTGGATGGACAACCAGAAAGCTTGGAATAGATCTCACACCACAATAACCTAGTGTATAATTATTCTCGTCTGCGTCGCATTTATAGACTGGTATAGAGCAGGCTTGCCCGATTATATTCCAATCAAGTCTGCGGCACGGTCCGCACCAAGAAGCTGTGAAATAGACTAGGACAGGTTCCTTTGTATTGTTATATAATTCTTCAAAAATTTCCTGGCTTGGGAGGGGAATCATTTCTACCATTTCTACTTGTGCCGATAAGCAATCCACCGCCAATAACCGCGGCAATGACAGCACCTGCGAAATAATCTAGGGTGGTTGTTTCATTGCCGCCTCCCTTTTGGAGGGAGGCCGCTGCGGCTTGAGTAGCAGCCCTTCCTGCCTGTAAGAGGTCTGGAGCCGCTGCTGAAGCTTGAGCAGCCCCAGCTTTTGCCGCTTCTAAGAGGCCTGGAGCAGCAGCTGACGCTTGAGAAGCAGCACCCCTTGCTGCCATCGCTGCTTGAGTAGCAGCAGCCGTTCCAGCCTGTAATATGCCTGGGGCAGCTGCTGCCGCTGCCGACGATGCTTTAGAAGCTAGAGATCCCGCCGATGAAAATCCTTTTCGCACAAATCCCTTTAGACTCTCAATAAAACCTGGCCCTGTAGGCGGAGATCTGGGAGCTGCACTCCTTGGTTTAGCACTCTCAGCCGCAGTTCTAGCACGTGTTCCCTCAAAGGACCCTACATAAGCACCTGGAGGTTCAGCAAAGGCAGCTGTAACTGGTACAAAATCCTCCTTAATAACATCACTTATTATTCCTGATGCCTCATGAAATCCTTTCCCAGCAATTGTTGCTGCTTCTTGAGCTACATCAAGAGCCTGCTCGGCATATATTGGAGCTTTTTCAGCTACTGTATGAATAGTCTTTCTACCAAGAGCAACTAATTTATCAGGATCTGACAAAGCCTCAGCCATCTCTCGTCCAACTACATTTGCACCAATTACCTGAGCCTGTTTTATTGCAGCTTGTGCTGCAAGTCCCTGTGGACTATTTTGTACGAAGAATGTCATGGCATCTGATATAAATCCAGCACCGACTGTTTCATCCTCTCCTGTTAAAAGGGTACTGTGACACTCTTTGTCCCACCACTTGACTGTAAAAGGGAATACGCGTTTTGATCCAAACATACATAAATCTCCAGGATTTACTAATAAAATAAAATAATCATATACCATTGCTGCCATATATATGATGCTGCCAAGAGGAACAATAGTCATTAGTAAAAAGCGTGTAAAAGCGCCATGTAAATCTCCACCAATGGAATGTGCCAAGGGTGATATAGCAAGTGTTATACAATATAACATAAAGAACCAAGGGGTCGGTGTACCCTTTGGTGGTATACGAGGAGTTCCAGCAGGAGCAGGGGCAGGCGCAGCAGGCCCAGGCGCAGCAGGCCCAGCCGCAGCAGGCCCAGCCGCAGGCCCACCAGTAGGATCTCCACCAGAATGTACCCTTGTCCCACCAACCCACATACCCTCAGCAATTCCAAGAGGTCCAAACGGCCCAGACATTCCAAATTTATTCAAGGCATCTGTATCCATATATGACAGCTGAACTAAGTCATAGGCATACCAATACCCCAGCGTAATAATATTTAGAAGAAAACACATTAGACCTGTAAAAGGGGATCGTAGTAAGAAATGATGAAGTCCAAATAATCCAAATACTAATGTAAACCACCACATTCCATTCCTAGTATATTGTTGTACTCCCCAAAATGCGAAACGGCTCTGGGCTATTGGTGGAAAATCCCCTGCCATTACTACCGTCATCCCCGATTTTTGATACTAGAATAACCCGGGACTGAGATTCAAAAGCTTAATCAATCGTTGATTATCAGTCAAAGTGCCTAATCTCTAAATGCGGAACAATATACCGCCAAAGCCGTCAACAATGCGTAAAACGTTGTGATTTAGCGCATATATGCGAGCATTTCCAGATCCACGAGCAGGTGTTACAGTATTATCTAATTCAAGCTGAAGTGTCATTGTGTCTATGCGGCTAGCATTCATTGACCCACTTGGCTGCATATCCTCTGGGCGTAGACTGAAGGAATATGAATAAATATAATCACGATAAGGGATTACTGTATGATACTGGAAGGGCTGAACAAGGCGGAAATAGTCAGCACTACGAATATCAAACCGATCATACCCCTCAAGTCGGAGCAGAGCCGTAGTAATCATATTAGAATATGATCCAGTTTCACCTACGGCAACATTTGTATAATTGAACCACTGCTGAGCATTCCGAGCAGCATCGCGCTGAACAACCCAATATAATTCGCGAATAGGGTGATTAAATTCCATCGGTATCTGTACAGTTGTAGCATTAGCATCAACAGGATGACTTGATGTATACTGAACTTGTTCAATTAAATATTCATGCTTGTTGGCAACAAAGCGCCGGCGCTCTTCAATATCCAAGTGAACATAATCTCCGTACAGCGTCATGTTTTGAATAGAAGCAGCTATAGCAGTTGTATCACAAGGAGCTATATGGGCATTATCAACAACAAAAAGATTCTGTAAAGAGCGCAGGGTTATATTAATACGCACTGTGTGATACTGAAGAGCTAAAATGGGTAAATAAAGCCCTGGGTTTTTACAGAACCAGAAACGCAGTGGGACATAAAGAGACAGGGGTCCATATTGATTCACTGTAGCCGCCGGTGAATTACCTTGGCTAGCCCCCGTTGTCTTTCCAATCATCGCGTTCCACCCAAGCCGCTTGTCTTCTGGCACAGTGTAATTTGACCATATTTCCATCCATTCGCCAGTCTGGCGATCAATCTCTTGTTCACCAATATCCACACTAATCTCCTGAATAAGAGCATGGCCGATGGAATTTGTGTAAGAGAGTGGAAGACCTGTAGTGGAATCCTTTATTGCCGGAAGTTTAATCTCTAACATGAGAGGTCCAATCAAATCACCTTTTTTCGGTATCACACATGTAATACGTCTGCCAAAATCAGCCTGATTATCAAACTGAATTATCTGCGATTCTATTGAAAAATTCGTGTAGCGACGATACACCATCTTGAACCATGTTACTTGGGGATTTCCAGTCAAAAAAACATCTTGCTTTCCTTGGGCAACTAATTGTAAGAGCCCGCCGCCTTGCGTCATCTGATTGAACGAATGATTCTGAGTGAGTGAAATGCCGCATGATCCCGAAGCTGCGAAAAGCACTTGGCTATAAAATAAGTAGTAACGTAAGAATGGATACCATTGTCCTCCGCAAGGTATTTGCCCTAGATCCAACAACAGGCAAATTTCTCATCCCAGGTCAAATTCTTGTGACTGATGGGCTTGGGGGGACATATTGGAGCACAACAGGTATTATTGGTAATGAAACAGTGGGATTTTTACCTTCAACCATTTCTACAATGTCTTCACTTGTATATGTAAATACTATCAATTATATAAATTTATCGTCTGCTGTTAGCACATTAAGCAGTATTGTAAGTGAACAAATCACAAATCCTGTTACTAAAGATCAATTAGTAAGTTCAGTTGCTGGCATTGGAACAGGCGGATATGTAAGTACAGCAGACCTTCAATTCAGTCTTGCTAGTACAGTTGCTGGTCTGGGTAAGAGTGATTATCTGAGCACAGCAGACCTTCAAGTAAGCCTTGCCAGCACAGTAGCCGGCCTAGGCACAAGTCGTTATGTCAGCTCACTAGGGCTTCAAGTCAGCCTTGCCAGCACAGTAGCTGGCCTAGGCACAGCTGGCTATATCAGTACACTAAACCTTGGAACTAGTATTGCTAGCACAGTTATAGGGCTTGGTACAAGTGATTATGTAAGTACATCACAGCTCGTGAGCACAGTTAGAGGACTTGGTTCAGCCCGTTATGTCAGTAGCTCACAAGTTGCTAGCACAGTCGCCGGATTAGGATCAGTTCTAGGGAATCAAGGTGGATATATTAGCACAGCAACGCTTTCCAGTGTAACCCTCTGGCTTCAGCAAAATGCGCAGTATAATCCGGACCCTGTTACAACAGCATCACTTGTAAGTAGTGTAAAAGGGCTTGGTTCAGTAGATTATGTGAGTACAGCAAGTCTTGTTAGCACAACAGCCAGTTTAGCAGATCTAAAACAAAATTTCCGTTTTGATACTGTTACCAGTGCCACTGTAGTCAATAGCATAGTGAGTTTTTGTAATGCGCAGAATGTCATATATATCTCTACATTCCTACAAAGCAGTATACCCTTCGCAGGAAATACAAATGGTGTACAGATCGGTGGATCACAGCCAAGGGACAACGATTTCCTATTTTCTACAGCATCCATTAATATGTCACCATTTAGCTCATTTATTAATAGTAATAGTCGTATTACACTAGATGTATATCCAACATTTGCCTTTTCTAAGCTAGGAACTGGCGCATCACAAGTAGGAATTTTTCCGATCTCTACAGTAATTCAATATGGGCAAAATATATTGCCACTGCCGAGTGTAACAGGGTATTTATATGCTGGAAATACACAGACATATTTAGAAAATGGATCGGTTGTTGATGCCTCTAATATTTTTAACTCTCCAATGAAGTTGGTATTGCCAGCCGGCACAACCACAAATCGTTATACAAGTTCATATACCCTTGTACACTATATGCCGAGCAGCATTCAGAGAGATACCTTTCAGAATGGTCTACACAGTACAATAGTAGCACCATATTATTCTCCACGTGATAGTATTTTTGTATCTATTCAAAATATCCAGTAAGTAGGTCTAAACAAGAATGTAAAAACATTTATAAATGCTAGCATATCATCCAATTACAGGGAAGGAAATCCGTGTAATTCAAACAGATGCGAGTATTTGGAAAGAACAAAAGACCCTCGCCTTCACTAATACACCCTCAGTATACGATACGATTTATACGGGGTTTCTAACAGATGGCAGCTCGCCAGACTATTTGCTTGTTCTAGGAGATATTCCAAATCCTATGCCTAAATCAAAGCTCTTCATATTTTCCAAAGCAATTCCAAATAAGTTATCTTCAGACTTCTTATATCTTGAGGAGTTTAATGATATGTATCCCCATCTTGGATCCTGGGATAAAACTCTAGAACACGCAGTCATTCTAGTGGCCGAGCTTCTAAGATATAGATATGTACAGGGTATAACTCATACAAAGACCAACATTCCCGTGAAAACAGATAAACCTATGCGCCCTATGCGCCTTGTGTGGATTACTCAATATTACAAACCAGAAAATACACGGCGGCGCAAGGAAATAGATAAGTGTCTCTCTATAAATGTAAAAAGCCCCTTAATAGACAAGGTGATTTTACTGAATGAAAAGATGTTTGAAGATATAAATGGACCGAAAATAGATCAGCGTGTAATAGGGCAGCGTATCACATATGCGAATGTCATGGAGGCTATTCTTGAAATGCCTGACGATGTTCTTGTGGTCTTCGCAAATGCCGATATATGTATAGATGATTCAACGTGGAAGAGCCTATGGTCCGTAAATCTGGAAAATGTTTTCCTGGCTATTCTTCGCTATGATGTACCAGCGTCAGGTCGTGTAGAAGAGGCTACTATGTTTGGGCCGCGGGCAGATAGTCAGGATACGTGGGTTGTTCGCGCAATAGATGTCAAAGCACGAGGCACTTCTATTATAGCACCACTTGACTTCAAATTCGGTCAAATGGGATGTGATAATGTAGTGGCCCTTGAGATGCTAAGACAAAAGTTCGTTGTTGTGAATCCTTCCTATAGTCTGCGCACATGGCATTTTCATAGCAGCGATATTCGTGGATATTCTAAATCAGATGTCTTGTATAAGCCAGTATTTCATTATATACATCCAAGTGGATTTCACGATATTCAGCCAATCATGAATCTTGAAATAATAAAGTCCCCATCACTCATTCGGCCTGTGCGTGGCTCGGCGGCGGCAGATTGGGTAAAAAAGATAAATTCCAAGGCAGACGGTGCTAAATGGTCATTGGAATCAACGAATCCTTCGTCGTCTGTGTCACCAGCTATCTTACACCTCAAAAACTGTTTTCAGACATCTGGTGGCCTTGTTTTTGATAATACAAAGATGTATATTGGAAAAGGCCAGGAGGCACAGAAGATATGGGGAAAGGCTGAGATTCACGGTATGACACCAACAATTCGTGTTGGCTTTGGGCTAATCGCACCCTGGCCTGTGAATATGAAAGACCGCGAGGTATATCTCGTAAAATTCCTGAGTAAGATCCTACAGCTTCGTGCGGCAAGTGGCCGGCTAGATGGAGAATTCATGTGTCCTCCTAATAAGTCATTTGTTGATGCCTTACATATATTTAACTGGGGAGTGGGAAAGATGCCAATCATTCAGCACGAACATGATATGCAGGTATGGTGTAGTGAAGCATACGCTTTTCCTGTGAATGAGATTGATATTCCTAGCCGCGAAGATATGGCGGCACTTCGCGCAGCTGTGAGCTGGAAAGAGAAGCCAGATACTTTTCAGGGTCGTCTAAGAATTGTACTTGTCCAAGACGATACTATATTAACACACGAGCGGATTTGTGAATTAGAGGATGTGTTAGAGCGTGCCTGGGATGTACGAGTTGTCTATTCTGGAACAGATCAGACTTCTGCCGAAAGAATGGTAGATGTCATGAGCGGCGCATGGGGTGTAATAGGTGTTGGTGGAATTGTATCCTGTGGATGGAACTGGCTTCTACCAAAGGGAGCCCGTGTATTTGAGATCTTAGATAAGTCAACTGAGGACGGCATAAATATCTCAGCTGCTTGTGAGCTTGAGCATCGCATTATACAAAATTCAGCAAAACATATATTTGAGGCTGTCTGGGAGGAGGAAAAGGCATGGACTGCTGCTCCCACCGAGTTTACAAATATCCCTACAATCTGGATGCCTCGTCATGATTTGGAGGGGTATTTCAGTCATCCTGGGGATTCTTTTCGGGAAATGGTGAGGCTTTGGAGTAAGAAGGGATATGTTCATATGCGTGAGCATGCTGCTGCTACAATGGTTTGGTGGGAGGATGTTGGAGCAAATGGGGTATTATTATACGATCGCCCCAATCATGAATGGCGTCTTGCTTCTCCACTTCTTGAGAAGAGCTGGAAGTTTGCGCTTTTCGGAAACCCAAAGCCTCCAGCTGGGAGCAGCGCTTGGACATTTTGGCCGCGGAGACCCGAACTTGTTGAGGAAATAGCGGCACTTCCAAGAAAGGGCTGGGCAGAGCGCATAGCCGGTCCTGTGTTTTATGGAAAGGTGGAGAATCGTGTACAGGAGAAGCGGCGTCCACTAAACTGGGAATCTGCTTGCGAGCAGTGGGTTCTTGTAAAAGGGGAAACGCCGTACCCTTTTACTCAGCGTATATATCTGGAGAACCTGGCTTCGTCTCGCTTTGGACTATGTCTTGCGGGATATGGGCTAAAGTGTCATAGAGAGGTGGAGTGTTTTGCCATGGGATGTGTGCCTCTTGTAGCACCCGAGGTTGATATGGATTCATATAATTCTCCGCCAATTGAGGGTGTTCACTATATACGTGTGGCTAGCCCAGAGGCTGCGCGCCTAGCTTCTCAGATGTCGCAAGATGCCTGGGAAAAAATGTCTGCTGCTGGGGTGGAATGGTGGAAGACACAGGCAAGTGCCGACGGATCTTTTGAAATTACGAAGAAGATTATTGAGGCCGCTGGCGCTAATGCGAGTACAACATAAAATTTGATTTTGCTCGTCTACTATATAACAAGTCCTAATGGCAACCGATTGCTCCGTTTGCTGTGATAAATATACTGTTCAACTACGGAAGCCTGTCAAGTGCCCGTACTGTGAATATACGGCATGTAGCGTCTGTGTAAAAAGGTATCTTGTTGAGGGTAGTCTTGATGCCCATTGTATGGGGTGCCGTCGTGGTTGGAACGATGACTTCCTAGATTCTAACTTTACTCGTGCCTTTCGGATTGGCCCTTATAAGAAGCACCGCGAGGATATCTTGATTGAGCGTGAGATTGCTATTCTTCCCACACGCCAGACACGTGTAGAGGCCACGCTCAAGCTTCGTGACACGGAGGCACAGATCGCAGAGGTCAATAAGGAACTTATAGAGATTGATAAGGTTCGTGCGCGAATCTATGGCAAGACACACATTCTCCGTGTAAGAATCGCTCGTTACACAGCCGAGAGTGCTGGGCGCGCCCCGCCTGCTTGGACGCTGGCAGAGGGTGAGAAGGCCGCGGCACCTGATAAGGCAAAGTTCATCATGAAGTGTCCTGATAGCGAGTGTCGCGGATTCTTGAGCACGGCATACAAGTGCGGAACCTGTCAAAAGTGGGCTTGCTCTGATTGTCTTGTAGTAAAGGGTCTTGAGAAGGATTCTGAGCATACTTGTGACGCTGGGCAAAAGGAGTCTGTTGCCCTCATTATTAAGGAGTCAAAGGGTTGTCCAAAGTGTGGGCAGCGTATCAGTAAGATTGATGGATGTGATCAAATGTGGTGTACTGACTGTCACACTGCCTTCTCGTGGAATACTGGCCAGGTTGTGAATGGCGTAGTCCACAATCCTCATTACTATGAGTTCTTGCGGAAGCAAGGAAATGGCGTGGCACCTCGTAATGCTGGAGATGTGCCTTGTGGTGGTATTCCTGGGTATCGGCAGATGACAGTGGCACTTAATCGTCTAGATCGGCCAACACAGGCAATTGTCATGTCTATTCACAGAATCACCGCGGAGATTTCGGATCAGCGCATTCTCCAGTATCAGGCACAGTTCAATGTGAATGATAATGGTGACTTGGCGGTGCGCTACCTGATGAAGGAGATTGACAAGAATGATATGAAGGTTGAGCTGGCAAAGCGGGAGACAAAGCGGGCGAAGCACCTGGCTATTCGGGCTGTGTTAGAGATGTTTGTAACCACATCAACCATGATGTTGAATAATATTGTAGAGAACCCGCCAGCTGGAATGGATGCCTTTGATAATACTCTTATTGAGTATACGAATCTGCGCACCTATGTGAATGATAGTTTGATGAATGTGAGTCGGATGAAGAATTGCTCTGTTCCCCAGATTGGGAAGACTTGGAACTGGGTGCCCTTTAACAAGGTTGCGCCGAAGGTGTCGGCGACGAAGGCTATGGCAGCTGCGGCACGTGCTGCCGCCCCAGCTGGGGTGCCAGCTCCTGTTGGCGGGGATCCTAATGATACAAATTCCGAGTAATTTAGGCCCTTGGAAAAAATACATTTTTATTGAGTGATTTATATCATACAATAAAAATAGCCAAGCTACTAATTTACGAGCGCTTCTTCGCCTCCTTCATGGCATCACCGAGCTTTGTGGCAGGGTTCTTCTTCTTCATCTCGCGGTAGACCTTCATGACCTTCTCATTCCAGGCACGAAGCGCGGGGGAGAGCTTGCGCTTACCCTTTCCCTTACGCGTAGAGGCCTTGCCCGCCTTCTTCGTACGTCTATTGCGCGTACGTCTGCCACCAGTCATTGAGCCCTCGCCAGATACAGGAGCAGCGGCAGAAGACATGTGCTGTTGAGATACCATTTCTAATTCAAGCCCAGTTTTTCTTTTCCCCACGTGTAGGAATCGGAAATTAGCTGTTCTGACGCAGATGTGCGATAGGCTCGGAAATCAAAGAGGCTGCCTACAAACCCCTCATCGCGATTGGCATACTGTGTGCTATTCCAATTACTCTTGCCAATGTAGCAATTCGTCATATTACCTGTAGAAGGTAGGAATCCACTATCCTTTTCCAGCACCTTATCGCCATTGATATACACAGCCATATTTGGGCGAATGTTATCCTCGGTGGTCGTTGTAATAACAATGTGTGTCCAGGTTTTCAAGGGCATTGCTGAATTTAATTTCAGACGCATTTTCCGGGATTGTTTGTCCCATACCTCATATAAAAGCGTGGCACTGCTTCCTGTCGGAGATATTGTGGGCAGAGTACTGGGAGGAAGTTTTCTAGGCATCACTTCATTTCCTGGACAGATATACTCATTCACATTAGCATCACTTGTAGCCATTAAAACCTGTGGAGGCATCTCGGCAACGGCCTGCTGCCCAGAAGGCCCTGTCGGGACTGTGGAACCATTGCCGTCAGAGACTTGTTGATCGCCCTTTGCCAAGATTCCAAGAAAGACATTATCAGCCGACTTTCCATTGCCGAAATCAAAGATTTTCGCATTATTTGTAAATTGATTGAAATATACCCAGACCATCCATGTGCGCAGAGAACGTAGAGGAACTTCAGTACCTAGCGACAAGTCTGAAGAATCTGAAATTCGCAAGAATTGCGAGCCACCGTAAAAGGGTAGTCCAGCAGTCACATCCTTGATATTTTCATCAATTGCTATAGACCCAGCAGTTTGTACTTTAACATTATCTACATAATCTAGCATATCGCCAAAAAAACGTAGCCATATCACACATCCCTGGTAAAATGTAAGAAGGGTAGCAACCTCCGAAGGGGGATTTGGGTCTACCTTATCTCTTGAGTCAAAGCCGAAATCCTGAGAGCGCAAGCAAAGAGGCTGATATGAAGCATCAGTGTATTTTAATATACGACAATAGTCTTCACGTCCTGTGCCGGTTGTGTCACGCATGTAGTCATCAACGCTTGTTTTGAAGCCATTTGCCGTATCTGTGTCCGAAACTTCGTGGAGCTGAGATTCTCTGTTCCAGCAAGAGCACATGCGAAGAATTTATTCTTTGGATCATCCACTGGTGAAATCATACGACAGAAGTCATAGGAAGCACCTATACGACTCACGTCAGCATATCCATTGAAATATCTTGGATCCCGAATATAAGACTGGTCTTCGCTTGTTGGCCCTACATCAGCACGGGGAGCTGCGAATCTACTCCAATATGTGTCCTTAGGAATGGCAGATGCCATAGCAGAGAATCCTTCAAGTGTTAGGCGGGGAGCAAATATCTCGCCGGCAGCAAATGTTCCTAGTATAATTATTGTAATAAGGAGAATAATCTGAAAGAATGTCATCTCCCTTCTATAGATATGCCAGATCCCCTTACACACGGCGGAACTCGGAGAGTAAAGAAATCATCTAAGCAAGCAAAATCTACATTCATTCAGGAAGGAACATATGGATGTGCTCTAACACCCCCACTTCCTTGTAAGAAATCAAGAGCAAATCCCAATAAAAAGGAGGTTGGCAAGGTACTTCGTAAGAAAAATGCCGAAATAGAGTTGTCTATAGCAACAGTAATAAAAGGAATTCCTGATAATGAGAAATACTATATCATTCAAAGAGAGGATGATTGTAATACTGAAAACTTCAAGCGCTTGCGTGGGCAATATGAGAAACAATGTAAGGTTTTCCAGAAAAGAGAAAACTCGGAACTTTTACAATTAATTTCTCCATATGGAGGTGTTTCTATGCGCCGCTATGGAATTACAGCAACCTTTGATTACATAGGTGTTTTACGTCATATGTTAGAGGGTATTATGAAGTTAGGGAAACAGGGAATATGTCACTATGATCTTCATGGTGGCAATATATTAGTGGGTGATGATGGTGTCTTTCGTATCATAGACTTTGGCTCGGCATTCATAGGAGATCAAGTGGATGAGCATAATATTTGGCACCATATTTATAGCTTTGACCCCTCTTATCCTCCTCAGACACCTGAGATGTCCGTTCACAATGGTATTCATGATAATATTGGAACACAGAAGTCTATAGAAGAAACCTTTAATAAAAAAACAGTCTTTGCCGATGGTGAAAAAATTGGGCTGAGCAGGGAGGAGCAGAAGCACGATATGGTGGAATTCTGGAAGACGCAGACGGAGTGGACTGGTGATTCTTGGGTGAATTTTTATCGGACTTATTGGAGAAAGATAGATTCTTGGGCCGTTGGTATCTTATTTCTCGGATTGCTTGATAAAATGCTCAGATTTCCAGAATTTGTAAATGGTGTTTGGCATACACGTGGTCATATTATAAGAGTTGTTCTTCGTGGATGCCTTGAAAGTAATCCTAAAAAGCGAATGACAGCGGAAGAGGCTTTGATGAAACTCAATGCCTTGATGGCCTGAGTGAGCGCCTTGTAGAACGATATCCACCAATCTTTGCGAAGAGTGGGCGATTACGAGGAATACAGAAATATCCGCAAAATCTGTCATAATTTAGAGTATTTGAATACATGCCTGTATAATTATGATTCGCAAGCTGAACATCAAATATCTTATGCCCTCCAGAATCTATATTTTTCACGGCAGTTTCCCCAGCCTTTTGTGAGAAGAAGCCATTTGAGTCCTGGCGAAGAAAATGGTAATCTTCGTCTTCATCAATAATTAGAGCAATCTTTGATGTATTTTGAGGGCACTTTAGCTCAAACGCACTGGGTAAAATGCTTTTATTATCTCCCATAATGCGCCCAATCATATTTGGACACGTTTTGGGATCTGTATTATTAAATTTAGGATATCCGCTAATGCTTCCAGGCTGGTGGAAAGGTATATCACATTTAGGATCGGCATCACATGCCTCAATTTGTTTCTTGTCTAAAATATTATACGCATAACTGAAACAGTTGTGAGTCTTTTTTACATTCTGTTTATTCCATAACCATGGCTCGTACGCTGGCTCTGATCCACTAAGGGGTGCTTTGCGGGGACAAGATTTCATGTGTTGTGCGCAAAAGGCCTCGCCATCAAGAGGTCTAATCGGGCAACTGGCCAAGCACTGGCATCTCGCCATATACTGATTCATCTTTAAAGCTGATCTTAGTAAGTTTGCCTTGCTCTTGATTGGGCGTCTGTATGTTTTTCTTAATCGGGGCAAGCTCTTCCTTGATGTGTCTACGAATTGTCGTTGGACCATTTAATTCTGGGGAAGGTTTTTCTTCAGTCACGCTATCAGAAATAACCACCTTCATTGGTGTTGGCGGTATGAGTGAATCCGATGTTTGCTGTTGATGAGAAGGAGTATCTGTGATTTTATAATACTCATCTTCTACCTGTTTCATTCGTATTTTCTCTAGTACGTGACAAAAAAATTTATATTGATTATCATGTGTACTATCCTCGTTTGGAGTATAGAATCCACTATATTTTCCTGATAGCTGAATATATTGCCATGATTCACTTATAATGTGCTGATATGTGGTATTGAGTACAAAATATTTCTTATCTACTTTAAAAAGAGTAACAACCCCATTACTAATTGTGACAAAGAGTGATAACACCCATACACTCCAGTATACTTGATAATCTGACCCCCCTTGACCAACTGAGCTGCCATTTGTATATTGAACAGATAGGAGCGCAGGAACTATTAGAGATCCAACTGTTATTATTATACGTAATATAGAATATGCCATAGAATATTTAAAAGACCGAGAGCGGTATTCTGATAATAAACCTTTTACACGAAATGTAATAATCTTTTTCTTATTTATATTAAGATCTATTAATTCTAGAGCATCTTGGACCTGGCGATTTGCCATTCTGATAATGAGGTGTAAAATTGAAGAGTGCCATTATTACACTAGTAAGTCTCCAGATGCCGCAAATTCCTGTATATTCAAAGGTATTTCTTGAAGGTGATACATCATGGTGTGCCACACCCTCCTCATCTCTCTTGCGCCGTATTCATGCTGGCGAGGAGTCTGCGCGGTGGATTGTTGTTGTGAAGAATGGTGATGTGGAGAATAAGATTGCGCTTGGAGACCCTGTTAATACAGACCAAGGCGATCAGTTATTTATGCCGGTCTGGTTTCTTAATAGAGCAGAGCTCAGCGGAGATGGTGAGAGTCTAGATGTTCGGTTTGAACGGTCAGAAGTAATTCCTCGTGCTACACGATTGGTATTTAAGGTACTTGGTGATTTACCAGAGTGGCTAGATGTGTGTGAGGTTCTTGAAGAGCCTCTTTCACAGCTGGGAGTATTAACTATAGGGCAAGTAATTCCTGTGCCGATTGTTGAAGGGACTATGCTAGAACTGGAGATTTGTGAACCTCTTGAGCAATTTGTCTTTATGGACGGTGCGGATGTTGTGTTAGAGATTGAGTATATGGCGGCTTCTGCGGCAGCTCCTGCGGCGGCTTCTGCGGCAGCTCCTGCGGCGGCTCCTGCTTCTGCTCCTCAAGAGCCCCTTGCCCCAGCCTCTCTAGACGATTTCAGTGTAATGCTACCATATAATGAAGCAAGTAAATCATTTCAAGGAAAGGGAAATACCCTCGGTCGTCGTTAACAACCACTGTCTTACAATTGAAGTAATATCGTCGGATTTTATAGTAGTAAACCATTTACATGAGGGAAACATATAAACTGTTGTAATATGTCTGGTAATATCTTTAGAAATCACCCTGGAAAATATAAGCTTGAAACAAGAGCCTACTGATAAACCATCTGTGTAAAAATGGTCTGCTCCAACAACCTCTTCCAGTTCAACATTTGGATATAATTGTTGTAATAATGGAAAAGCATTCCTCAGACTAGTTTCCATGGAATCTAAAGATAATAGCATCTGGACTTTAGAATGGCAGTTGCTATCTTTCACACACGGTTGGTGGAAGGGGAGGTAGTTTTTAAAGAACTTAAGACAGGTACACATTGTACTGCTAGTTTTTCAAAACTTCCAGCCGGTGAACATGGTTTTCATATTCACAAGGCGGGTGATTTAAGAGGGGAGGGTTGTAAGATGGCTTGTGATCATTTTCATATGGGAGAACCCTGTAATCATGGGGGCCCCCCTCCTATAGGGGCGCGACGAGGAAGTGTGTCAAAGGAACGTCATACCGGCGACTTAGGAAATATAGTAGGCGGCAAGGTTTATGAATATCTGTTGAAGGATGTTAAATTGACAGATCTTTGGGGACGTTCTGTTATAGTTCACGCCGACAAGGATGATTATGGTCTTGGTGGGGAAAAGGATTCCTTAACAACTGGGCACAGTGGAAAGCGGATTGCTTGTGCTGTTATCGGCAGAATAATGGGATGTGATTAATCATAATATTTTTGAAGCTTCTTTAGCTCCCAATAATACCCCCATCTTCCTAAGATTTTAGTTTCATATTTTGAGTTTGTAAATAGGAAATTTATTAAACGATTATATATCATCCTGGACATATTAATTCAATACTACGGCGTCTAAATTTTTATGTCCATTTATAAACCAGCAAATCCTAGTCCAAAAAGTCCAGACTTTTTGGGAACAATTGGTACAAAGCGAGGAACATTCTTGGGTGACGAGGCAGCGCCTAATAATCCAGTGATTGTAGTTGGCTTTGGCCCACTCATCGCAGCAGGAGCAGGAGAAGGAGCAATAGATACAGGTACCGACATGGGAGTCTTTACATTCTGCGCAGGCGCAGGGGCAGGCGCAGCAGCCTGTCCAGTATTTGCTTTTATAGAATTCAGGCTTCTAAGCACATGCCGGGTATTAAATGCTTCAATCGCCTCTAATTTTACGTCATAGTCCTTAATAAGTTTCTTAATAACACGTATTACACTATTGTGTGTACGCTGAAGATCTTCATTATGTACAGCATATCTTATATCTGATATTAACTCATATAGAGCATCTCTAAGAAAAAGCATGCCATACACTGTGCTCATGGCATAGGCATATTGTATATCAGGATCTTCTACAGCGGCAATACGACCTACGTGCTCTAATTCAGAATTTGCCCACTGCATGACACCTTGGACGGTTGTATTATATTTTCTTACCGAATTCATTCTACAGAGGAACTCTTAATTTTTCACCTGGAAGAATTGGTTTGAAATACTTGCTATAATTCTTTATAACATCTTCAACCGATTTGTCCTTGGCCTTTGGATATAAATATACTTCATAGGCATCTTGTGATAGATTGCTTGATAATATAGCCACTATATTACTATCTTCCTCAAACTCCTTCATTGTGGTTTTATACTTTTTTGTACGAAAATTAGGTAAATTTACATGTTTATGTGTTTTATCCTTATAAATGAGAACCACGGTTTTTTGAGAAGCCAAATCTCCCCAGAATGCTTCAAGTTTGGGATTCTTCCCCCAAACTGTTTCGGGATCACATATTTGCTTAACTCTTTTAGACACCTTTCGTGTTTTCCTTTTTACCATATCTACTTCATAGACAAAGAATACTTTGTTATACGAACACCATTCATAAAAAATTCACGCTCTACTTTTAGAGAATAGAAAGATACCACGAGCACAATACAACCTATTGTAACAATATTTGTTACAATAGATTCTAGAATTCTTTCACCATTCATTTATTAATTATTGTAGCGCTTCTTTACGCCAGCATGAGCTTTCCAGATGCTATTAAATAGTTTCTTCAAGCCTGATATGTGTTTAGGACTTTTTCTGCTTTTATTGGCACGTCTTGTCTTTCTATAACGAGATCCACCTTCATTTGCCATTTCTGACCATGAAGGGGGTTTTAGAGGATCTGCCTGTGTCTGTGCAGGCGCTTGGAAGACAGTTGATGGAAGAGGAGCAGGGGCAGCAGGGGCAGCGGGGGCAGCGGGGGCAGCACGTGAGGCCGCCGCAACAGGCTTCTTCCCACTCTTCAATAATTTACTAGCATATTGAAGAGCTCCTACAAACTGTGGCGGCAAAGCTATACCAAGATTAGTAAATACC